AGCTGGGTCAGTATTAACTGGCAGCGTTCGCGTGAAAGGTAAGTATTCTGCGCAATCTCCCCGACTGTCGCCGGGTCGGTAACGCTTAATTCATTAAACACCACTCTGGCGGTTTCTGTCATATCCTGCTGTTTTAGCATGCCTTTTTTCCCTTTTCCGGTTAACGTGACATACCAATAACTCTTGTCGAAAAAGCCAGCAAGCTGAAAGACCCGTATTCGCAACCACCAGCGCGTTTACTGTACTGACGCGATTTTCGGGCATAAAAAAACCGCCTGGCGGCGGTTTTTTCTTACTTTGCCATCGCGTACAAAATCGGCAAAATATCAGATTTACATGAAATATATGCTCTTCAGTTCTATTTTGCAAGATATGGTTCTAAATTAAGCGACTGTTGCCGTGATCGTACCCGCATTACTGAAATAAGAGCATCCCTGTCCAGCCCCTCTGCACTACCCCGCATAGCCAACCAGTGAGGCCTGTGTGTTGTTGTCCATGTAGATTTAGCAACTCCCATCAACACCGCCAACGCCTGATGTTCATAGGTCTCACGCCCGACCAGCTCGCTCTTCACATCCTGTACAGCCAGCCAGATCAACCTCTTCAGGCGTTCCTGCGTTTTCCCCGCTATTTTTCTGGTACCGGATTGAGCCTTAAACTCACTCCATACCCACTGTGTTATGGTGACCTGATCTTCCCAGCAAACATTTCCACTGTAGCACCACAGTAACCACGCCTTCTGATGCTCTTCCAGTTCCAGAACGGCACGCCGCCACGATGATGTTGAAAACTCAACCGGACTGACCAGAGGAATTGACGTCCCCTTCGCCAGCGATTGCTTTCCCGGGATTGGTGGATTATCCCGCGTTATCATTTTTCCAGTCACTTCATCGCGGTACCGGATTTTTTTTCGCCTGTAACGCCCTGTATCGAACATGGCATTCTCTTGCCAGGCTTCAAGCTGACCTTTTGTTGCCCCACTCAAATCAGCGGTGGCGATAATGAGCTGCTCACGCACAAACTGTAAATACTGGTTATTCATGCGCACTCCAGTTCTGTGATTTTTATCCCCAACCGCCCACCAGGAACGAGTTGACCGCGCACAATATTGATTTCATCAAACTGCTCGTCGTCTATGAGTAGTCCGGCATGCGTCAGCGCATCCAGTGGTGCTTTCAGGATATTGTCCAGGTCACGACGGCGCTTATCCGGTGGCTCTGCAATAATCTTTATCGCCAGCCTTCCGGACAGGTTTAATTTCAACCGCTGCTGGCGAACAATAAGCGCCACTGCCCGGCGATAACGCTCCCCGGCTTTTGATACAAAATATGTGCTGCCACGGCGTCGCCAGTAAGTGTTCACTGTCGGCGGATAAGGTAAAACCAAATCTATGAGCATCAGTCACCTCTTTTACCCGAGCACGCCAGTTGCAAAGGCGTGATCAAGAAAACGAAAAATTAACTCAACCTGGGAGCCGTACTTTTTCTCAAACTCCAGCGGGTCAGCATGAAGTTCGTTGTGATGTTCCCGGCACAACGGTAGCGTGAAAATATCGTGGGCCTTTGTTCCCATTCCCCCCTGACCATGACCAATCAGGTGATGCGGATCGTCAGCTGGCTTACCACAACACGCACACGGCTGTGTCTTTACCCAGCGCGTGTATTTCTCATTAACCCAACGGCGACGTTTAGGCCGCCTCATGAACGATTCAGGAGACTCCGGATCAACAGCGATACTGACAACCGTTTTTTTCTGTGGTGGATTTTGTTGCTGGTGGACGTGAAGTGGCAGCGCAATATTTTTTGTGCGCTGCTTCAGTATGCTGATGGCTGTCTGTTCTCCCGGTACGATGTCACTCTCACGGTATACGGAGCGGATTTTTTCCGCTGGTAATCCCAGCGAACGACGCGCTACTGCCTCAGGCAGTGCATCCACCACCTGATTGCAGGCCGCCCACCAGGATAATTCGGCCAGCGATAACTCCCTCTCCTGCGTACCGCTTATTGCGTGACGGATGACGTCAATCATCCAGGCAACCAGATTCTGCTGAGCAAGTTGATCGAGTGATTCTGATGTCTGGTCGCGCAGCTGGTTGTCACAGTGCCAGCACAACACCATCGCGCCGGTACCGTAACGGTGAATGACGGTTTCGCTGTGATGATAATCGCCATGTGGCCACTGGCAGGATTTCACTTGACGTAATAACCAGTCAGACAGTGCACCAGCGCCACCCGCAGCACAAATCACCCGTTCGTTGCTGAAAAATGGCAGTAATGTTTTATCCTCTGCCAGCGGCTGTCGAACGGCAGGAACGACTCCGGACGGCAGACCGCGCATGTTTTTCGGTTCCGGCTCCACCAATATTCTGCCGTTATGGAATGCTGACATTGATTCACGGCCCGGCTTTAGGAGCACCATCCCGAGTTCCGGTACCAGAACAGGTCGAAGTAATACCCGCACGTTACCTCCAGATGCGCTGCTGGAATGTGCGGGACGGACGCGGTGGGCGTTCGGAATAAGGGAGCCTGACGGAGATTATCCAGTGACGACGATCGAAGCTGAGATCTTTCTGAAACTCGTAACCACGTCTGCGGTAGCACTGAATCAGCCATTCGGCCTGTTCTTCAGTGCATGGGTCATGCCGGAACCAGTCAGATTTGAATGCATGAGAACGCCGCCCGTGCCTGCTGGCAGGGGCGGCAGAGTTATCCGAATTGTAAAATCTGGTATCGTGCGCCATCAGTTTTCTCTGCTGACGCAGCAGGTGCCAGTTGTTCAGGCTGGCGTGCGAATTGTAAACCAGAATGCAAGGAAAAAACAAAACCCGCCGAAGCGGGTTTTCATTGGAAGCACCTTTAGTTTTGCTGTTCTATTTTAAGCTTGATAGTTTCATACAAAACAATAGTTGCGCCTGTTTTACATAATTCCCGGCTGTCATATGCACGAGACCAATAACACAACCAGTTCTCGAGATCTTCTCGAGTATAGGTTTTGCAGGCCAGTCCCTCTGCCATTTCCACGATTTCATCGCCTGGTGCTGTTAACTCATAGCCATTCAACAACAAGAAGACGTAACCAGCCATCATAGCTGTTCGTTTGTTCGCATTCGCAAACGGATGATTCTGAATCAGACTTTCAATCAATACCGATGCCAGTACAAACATGTCATTGATCTGTTTATACCATCGAACCATGCTGGGACGGGCCTGAGAAGAACTTAAGTTATCTGGACTCAGAACACCAACGGGTTCATCTGGCGTCTGTAATTCAATTAGGGAACGATTGATTTCAACAAGATCATCAACCGTAAGGTAATGCACTCCTTCAACAATCTCAGCCATAGAGCACAATACCCATCATTACACTTTTGAAAGTTCTTCCATTGCCTTCTCGTAACGAGAAAAACCGAAATCGAAAGCATTTTTCACCTGCTCACGATGAGTGCAGTTTTCATCAATCGCCGGGCGAGGGGCTGCCACAACTCGTTTGTCGCGAGGCGGAATATTTAGCCGTGTGTGTTTCTTGAGTGCGTAGCTCATCTTGTCGTTTCCCTTGAAGTTCTTTTGGCAAGGCCAACGCACCAACCTGGCGCGTAATTAATGGTGTAGTACTAAGGTTAGATTAGTCTAATGCGGATAAAAATTTTTAGCTACCAAAACGACACTTTTGGTTCCTCCACCCCAATGTTAAAATAAGCCATCCGCCCCGCTCTCTTACTGGCGGATTCGTAAGCTATATAAATCAAAGATCCCGGCTCATGTTTGTGTCGGGATCTTTTTTTTACGGTGATTTATCCCCAGCGGCAAATCGAATACACCACCAGCGCCACCGCCATCGCAATTCCTGCCGTTGTGAATGCTTCAGGCCTGGTCATCGTAAAACATCCTCCACGCTTGTCAGTCCGTTTCGCTCCAGGTAGTCCATCGCCTTATCCGGCAGTTTGCAGTCCGGCTTCGCTTTCCTCAGTTGCCAGGCTAACTGCTTTACCTGCATAGTTAACTCGTCGACCAGACGCTGATACCCCACTGGTTTGTATTCATGCAATTTACCGACTGGCTCTGCTGCCAGCGATGCCAGTGCGATTTCCAGAACAGCAATATCCATCTTATATGTGCGGATGATGTCATGGTCGATTGTGCTCGGTATGCACAGTCTCTGTGCTTCAATGGTCTCCTCTGCGTGAGCTATTAACTGCTCTCTGGTAAAAGTAGTCATGTGTTAGTCCTCATCCACTTCAACGCCATCTTTCAGCGTGATGCCGTGCCAATCATCAGCCCAACTGGTTAACCCTGGCGCATCAATGCTAGGCATATAGACTCTTGCAGTGTGGTAGCCCTTATCGTTATCAATGCTGGCAACGTGCTCGCCGTTGTATGCGCTCAGCGTGTCCAGGACGCTATAAAACTTTCCTCCGGCTGCCCTGAAATCCTTTACAGCCTTCACAAGGCGCTTCCACGCTTTTTCCTGTTCTGGCGTCAGGCCGATTAATTCCTGCAAAGTAGCCATGTTCACTCTCCTTTGATGCCAATGTTTACAGCCTGGCAGGCCTCTTTGAGCACCCAATCAACGGCATCTTTCCACGCTCCGGTTTCGACTGGCGGATTTTCACGCTTAACCTGTTCATAGAAGCGCACTGCTTTAATCAATCCTTCTGGTGTCAGTGGCACAGCCTGGGTCGTAAATAACTCCTGAATTTCATAGTTCGGTCTGTCGTTGCAATCCTCTTTTGTCGGTACATATTTCCAGTCACCAACCCTCTGCTTCCCCTGAAAGTCTGTAACGTCTTTTTTCACGTAGCGATATCGCCATGCCACTGGTTTTGCCTGCCCTGCCGTTTCATGCCCTTCCTGATAATTAATCTCGCTCATTCATCGCCCCACTCATCACAATATGCTTCGACCGGAGTTTTTCCTGCTTCATAGTCATCACGCCATGCTTCAGCATCGGCGGCACTTCCACCGCGTAACTCTGCATAGTCCATTAACAGTTCATGCCATTCTTCAAAACTGGCGTTATATTTAGTTGAACCAAAATCAGCCATTTTGTTCTTCCTCTTCGTCTTTTATTTCGTGATATGAGTAATTGCAGTGGTTAAAGAAAATTTCTTTTGCTTCGTCATGAATTTCATCAGGTGTTGCGTCATCGTCCACTTCGAATACATCCTCAAAATCTCCACCGGCTATTCCCGTTTCAATAATTATTTTGAACTTTCGCATTTCACTACCGCCCTGCCGGGCGGTCTCCTGATGTTCTGAGGGTGCAGGAATCCCTCCGGTTAAGGATTAAATTTTATTTACAGTGCTGATTTTAATTATTCAGTTCTGGATTATGCTTTCTCTTTCAACTGCCGTAGTTCCTGGTAATTAATTTCGCTCACTGGTTGCCTCCTGGAAAATAACCGCATGTCCCAGTTTCTCCGCCAGTGCCAGTTCTGCCTTAGCGCCTGCCGACCGCTGCCAGCCTTTCAGCATATAAACCGCATCCACACAACGAATCATTGCCATGCAAATATCCATGTAATGTGGCTGAGTCAGCCCGTCCGGAAGTACTGCCGGGTTTAAAACGGTATGCCCTTCCCGTTTCAGCACCTCTTCCGCTTTGTGAAATGCCTCGCGGTTAAAATTTTCATATCCCGTCATCGGACCGGCGATATAAACCCTCACCCTCACTCCTGAACCCTCCTGTCGAAATAAACGTAGTTATTCACTGCGCCCAACTTCATCCCAAACTTTTCGGCAATTTCCCGTCGGGGTACACCACGCTGATGCAGTTGCCGCGCCAGCTCAATATCACGCTGTGAACATTTGGCTGACTGGTGATAATCACCCCGTAACATCATGCTGATACCCAGTTCCCGCGCTTTCGTCCTGACGGCTGACTCACTACGGCCAATCAGATAACCGATGCTTTCGACTTTCATCGTTCCCGCACACTGCCGGAGTATCAGGATTTCAGCCCAGCGCCACTTCTTCCAGCCACTCACCGCTGCTGCTCTCTGGTGGCGGTAATATCCCGGAGAATATCCCTGTGTTTGTTCAGTTCCCGTAGCGCAGCACAGACTCGCTCCCACTTCTGAACATCACTTTTCGCCCGGCGCAGCTCGCGGTTAGCCACATGCAGCGATGGTAGAATCAGGTCATCTGCTTTCGTTTCGGTGACCGATGGCTGTAACTTCACAATGTCTTCCTCGATTTCTGTTTTCATTTCTTCCTGTGTCGTCGTTTCCTGGACTGGTAACGCAACTCCTGCTGACTGAGGAAAGGCTTTACCATCCGTTTCCGCTGCGGATGCAGCTTCCGGCTCTGCTGGTAAATTATCGCCCGGCATGCAGTAACGAAATTTACCGCCCTGATTCACGCGAATCAGACGCCCTTTGCTGATTGCCATCGCCAGCGATGAATTCGCCCGGCGGGAGGTAATTCCGAACATCAGTGCCAGTTCATCCGCCGTTTGTGAGCCATGTTGTTCAATCGCCTCTGTCAGCATTTGCGCTGTCACTTTCGGTACCGGTGACACTGGTTCACTTTCACCAGCCTGAATCAGCCACCACATCGAACCCTTGTTATCCGCTTCACCGCGGCGCTTCAGTTTCCACAGTTCGTTGACCGCCTCTTCACGGCTGATTCCAAGGCGCGATGCCACTACCTGTGAAGAGGCTTTTTTCAGTGCTTTCAGTGCGTCAAATACGGTTTCCATTAAAACGTCCTCCGACAAAAATTACTTCACAACCCTCTGATTGCTGACATTTGGACGCCAGCTATCCCAGTTAAACGTCACCCATCGACCACCGTTCATGGTCATGCGGTCCATAATCCTCTCACCGAGAAGCGTACTCATTGCGGCATGATTCAGGTTTGTTAACATCCCGACACTGCACAGTGATGCTGTCCGGCGATCAATTATCTGGTGCAATACCACCTGCTCGTTTTTCGTCTCACGCTGAACGCCTATTTCATCCAGGACCAGCAAATCAACCCCGCAAAGCTCCTGTAAAAATTTTTCCCCGGACTGGCCGTTGTCGTAGCTGTCATGCAACACACTCATGACGTCAGACACGGTGACGATAATCACGCTGCTCCCCTTCGCCATCAGCCGGTTGCCCATCGCCGCTGCAAGGTGATTTTTCCCGGTGCCGGTTTTACCGCTGAACACAAAATTCGTGCACCCGGTCATCAGTTCGTCAGCGATGGATTTTGCCTGGCTCAGCGCGTG